CACGGTCTGTATTTACAGCTGCCGCATATTCAATAAAATTTGTACTTAATTCTTGTACTAAATCAGATGTATTAAATTGCATAATTAACACTCCTTAATAATTCTATCTATAATATAGGCTGCTGTATCTTTATCTAATGCCCAATTTTGATATTTTCTATGACAATCATCACAGTTTTCAATATTTATACTATTTGCACAATTATCACAATAGGCATAAGACAATTCATCTGTTAAAATTTTAATAGCCTTTTCTTCATTAAATTGCATATGTAGCCTCCTTGCTATGTGCTTGAATAAATGTTTTTCTTGAAAGCACTTTTGTTCCCATGAGGTCATCGAAGAGTTGATTCGCGGCCGATATATCACTAACCGTTACTTTCTTCAAAATACGATTATCGGGGTCGGTAAGAGTTTCTTCAGTTTCTTCAACTGACATCTCACCTAAACCTTTTAACCGATTAACTGTGTATTTCTTACCTTTATTATTCTCTCTATATAACATAAGTTCTTCATCATTTTTCAGATACTTATATCCTTTAGAGGTAGTTATTTTATAAAGAGGTGGTACACCTGCATATACATAACCATCAATAATTAATTCAGGACAGAAGTTCCATACGAAAGTGTAGAAAAGATTTTTAATATGCGCCATATTTATCTTATATTTCTATAAGTACTGACTATCTTTTACTTACTTAGAATATTTAATATACTCTAAGTAAGGAGACCATTTCGAACTACGTATCAATAGTAGCCCTACTCCTCTGCCCAGAAGGCAAAGAGGATAGTCGATACAGGTTTAAATATTAATCCATTTTTTCTCTTTTTTCTTATAGATAGGTAGATTTTTATAAGTCCTTCCCCAAAGTATAGCTTGAAAAGTTTGATATTTTACTCGATCTTGATAATCTTTGTAAATTTCTTTAGCACTCTCATTGACATATCTTTTTCTAAGTGCTATAACTTCTTCATCGGTAAATTGTGCAGAAGCACCATTTCCACCTAAGCTATTTTGGTAAATATAATATTTTTTATTTTCTTCTGTAAATACTTCAGGCATAATATGTGACCATACTCTACCTTGCCAAATATTTTGAAAATGATTAAAACTTATAATATTTTCATAATTTTTATAAACTTCTTTTTGTTTTTCATGATTAGCATAAGCTTTTCTAATATTAATAATATCTTCTTCTGTTAATTTTGATCTTCCATTGTTCTCTCCAGTAGATTGTTGATCTCCACCTTCAGAACAATTATATCCTGTTTCAACAGTATTATAATATTTTATCCAGTACGCTTCACGCTAATTAAGTTTTTCTAAAGGACATTCTTCTAATATTTCAAAATTAAAAGCCTTTTTTCCGTATTTTTGTATTGCTATATCTAATGGAATTCTAGCTTTTTCTCCTTTGTAGCAATGCTATGAAAATCTTCTTTCAATATTATTACTTTGTCCTATATAAGCTTTACCATTTTCTTTATTTGTAATTTTATAAATACCTATCATATCTTTCATTCTCCTTATTTAATAAATTAGAGAATGATGAATTAATATTTATTTCCCACGGGATTACCATGCTAATTTTATCTAGTTTAGGTTTCCCCGTTAGCACCATTCTCCATTTTATGTTTCTTTCATTATTATATGAAAACCATATGGGTAACATAAAATGGATATGACCATATTTGGTATAATTTTTAATGGTACCCGCTTGATTAAGCGAAAAGTCTTTCATCGGCCCGCACTTGACCGTCTACGTCTGCATCAGACATAATAATAATTTTACCATATCTTAAATCATCTTTATCGTATGTAACTTTCATAGTTTTTGTATTAATATTCAATCCAAATGCATCAATCATATTCATAATTTCAGCATTTTTCTGAATTTTATCCAGAGTTGCTTTCTGAGTATTCAGAATTTTTCCTCTGACAGGCATAACTGCCTGGAACTCATTATCGCGGGCAGTCTTTAAGTTTGCCGCAGCACTATCTCCCTCGACAATATATACTTCACAATTTAAGCGGTCTTTGCTAAAACAATCTGCAAGTTTTGTATCAAACTTAACGGCTTTTTCTTTCTTCTTATTCTGCCCTCTAGCTGCTTCACGTGCCCGTTTAGCCGCCTGCCGCGCGTTCCTTGCCCTAATTGCTTTATCCGCAATTCCTTTTACATCTTTTTCATTATTCGCCAGCCAATATTCCAGTTCTTCAGTAAATGCTGGAATAAAAGGTGTCATGTCAATTTTTGTTACTCTTGATTTAACCTGGGCATCATATGCAACATTGGGAGCTGTAATATTAAATATTACATACATTCCCTCTTGAATGTCATCGCCAGTAAGATTTTCATCTTTTTCTTTCAGCCAACCCTTTTCTTTAAAGAAGTTATTAAATACTCTAGTAATAGTTGACTTAATCTGAGTAATATGCTGCCCTGTTTCAGTTAAACCTGTATTTACATAAGGAACAATAGTAGATGAATACTTTGAAGTATATGTAAATACCATATCAATTTTATTTTTACCACTTTCATAATTCATACGAAAGCGATTATTAATAAGTTCTGTATCTTTTACAGATAATGTAACAAGATCATCAATACCATTATTAGATTTATATACATTTTGTTTACCATTATCTTTTAAATAAATGGTTAATCCTGGACATAAACAAACAATAGTTTGACAAAGTTCTTTAACTTTATTAATTTCTACTTCTGTATGAGTAAAAAATTCTTCTGAAGGCTGCCATCTTACATATGTTCCATTTGGTTCTTTAGATTTAAAAACACTTCTATTTACAAAAACACCTTCATTAAAATAAATACATTCTGTTTCTCCATCTCTCCATGTTTCAGCTTCAAGATGATGAGAAAGAAAAGTAGTTATTTTACTACCAATACCAAAAGAACCAAGACTTGTTCCTTCATAAGTACCATCTTCTCGATATTTACCAGAAGTATTTAAAACAGAAAAAGCTGCTTCAAAAACAGTTTTACCATCTTCTCTTAACTCATTAACAAGAAAACCCTGTCCATAATCTCTAACCAGTACAATATCTTTATCAATTTCAATTATAATTTCATCACCGTGTCCAAGTCTATATTCATCTATTGCATTAGAAAGAATTTCTACAAGAAGCTGTGTACTATATGTAGTATCTCCTGCATACACTCCCGGTTTTAATCGAGTAAAAGTTAAAGCATCTAATGATTCTATACTATCTTTTTTATATAAAGTTTTATCTTTTATCTCCATTATTTTCAACAAACTCCCATTTTAATTTTTCACCTGTCTAAGGATGCTTACCTGCTGTTTTCTGTTTTCCCGTTTTATTACAAACTTGTCCAATAGAAGAAGCATTTTTTAATCCACACCACCTTGCTGCATCCATCATAGTTGGAAAAATGTCTCCTGTATTAATACATTTTACTTGTTTTCCACCTTTACTTTTTCTTGACTAAGAAATTTTTTGTAAAGATTCCTATGTATGATGTTTTCCATAAAAAGGATGTTCCTATCCTACATTTTTACCTTTTCTTGACTAAGAAATTTTTCTTTTACTCTACTAAGAATGATGCTTTCCATAAAAAGGATTTCCCTATCCCTTAAATTTCTATGACATTATCTAATGTTGATGCTAACTCCATTTATTACCTTGCAAAGCAATATGATTAGCCTATCCTATTTTTTTCTTAGTCTATTCACTATGTTTAAAATTTAACCCTCCAGAAGTTAAATTATAACCATACTAATCTTCAGTAGAATGATATTGCTAAATTAATTCTTGTTCTTTTTTATTAGCTTCGTCTAAAGATAAATTAGTAAATAATATTTTATGCTAAAAATTATCCCATCCATATTTTAAAATAGCATTATAAAATTTAGAACTGGTCTAATATCCTTTTCCATTATCCCATCTTTTCTAAGGTTTTTGGCAAGTTTGTCCAATATAAACTTTATTATTTAATTTATTTATATGAATATAAATAGTGTAATTATTCATTTATTTTCTCCTTTTATAATATATTTTCTAATATTATATTATTTTTAAAATAAATGAATTAAAACACTATGTCCAAATATGGAGACAAACTTTCAATACTGTTTTTATCGTAAGTTTTACTCATTAATTGCTCCTATCATATTCATTTATATAAAATTTTAATAAATTAACTAATTCGTCTTTTGTATATTCCCTTAAATTTATTAATTCTGGTAATACAATAATATCTTTATTAGGAAAATTTCTTTTTAAATCTTGTGCTGCTTCATATACTTCATCTAGAGAACAATCTTTTGAATATGTTAATACAAAATAATTTTTCATAATTTTCTCCATGCTTTTATTATCATAATAATTATACAATAAATTTTCTTAAAATTCAAGTTTATTTTTCTTTGAAATATATAAAAGTAATGGATAAAAAAATGGGAAGGCATTTCTGCCTTCCCGCATAGATTTTATTATGATAATTTTATATACATAGCACTTGCAAAACCATAAGTATTATTATATTTAATATAATACCATATAATATTATCTTTATCTTTTACCATATCACAAACTCCTACTTTTGTATTTGCAGGAAGAGTTGGATATTTTGTAATATTAGCATAAGCCATACCAGGTCCTTTACGAATATTAAGTAAGGTAGTTATTGTACCATTTTTCTTAACTGTTTTGCTATAAGTACCAGTAGTATTATATGTTAATTCATCATTTTTTTCTGATTTTTTATATATTCTGCCTTCTGACTTACCATGAAGATAATAATGAGCAATTAATTTCTTTTTATCATCACCAAAAGCTTTCTTTAAATCAGAATATTTATTAGCATAAAACTCTGCATCAAACCCGTCTTTAATATATCCATCTATAGTTTTAAGAATTTTTTGTTCTAATGCTCCAACATTACCAGTTTCAGTAAGATTAAAAATCTTTTGGAAATTTTTTACTTTATTAGTAGTTCTTATTCCATATGTTCCAGAAGCAACAAGTGACCATCCAGCAGAATTAAGAATTTTTTGAATATTAGTTGTTGTTAAACTACTATTATTTTTTCCTACTCCTGGCACATGTCTACCATCATATGCAGATTTAGAACCTACTCCTAAATTAGTTGCAACATGATGTCCTTCGTATAATAATATATCACCGGGTCTAAGATAATCTGCACTAGTTAAATATTTATTATCTGTTAAAGTTTTAAAACCTGCATTAACTAAAGCTGTTTTTAAATTACCTGTATAAGCATCTTTATTAACATTTTTAAAAGCTTCTTTGTTTAATAAATATCCTGCTGCTTTTATATTAGCTGCGACACCAGCAGAACAGTCTGTTTCACATGCAGTAGTAATTTTAGAAGGACGGTATCCTGATTTTGAAAGTTGTGTCCAATAAGTAGTTCTTTGATTTTGATCATATCCTATTTTATTATTATTAGCAGCTTCAATAGCAAGTTCAGCTATTAAATCAGCTATATCAGGATTAGAATATCTTAAAACCACATTCCATGGACGATTGTACCAAGTTCTAATTCTCCATTCATTTCCTGTTTGATCTCCTGCGGTACCACCAGAATATTTACCATTTTCATCACTGCCTGCATTAGAAATTTTCCCCTCATATTTACTAAAATCGGTAGTAACTTTACTGCTGGCTGGAGTAGAAGAAGGAGTTGATTCAGCTTTAATACTTCTGCCTTCTGCTTTTCCATAGTTATAATAATGAGCAATAAGTTTTTTCTTATTAACTCCAATAGCAGCTTTTAAATCAGGATATTTTTCTACATAATATTTATAATCAAAACCGTCAACAGTAACGTAATTATAAGCAGTTTTAAGTGCTTTTAATGTTGCTGAACCTACTGACCCATTAATTGAAAGATTATATATCTTTTGAAATTCACTAACTACACTAGTTGTTTTTTCACCATAATCTCCGTCAACAATAATAGAAAAACCTATAGTTTTTAACATCTATTGAATTGTTTTAGTAGGTGTTGATGTATTATTCTTACCTATATGATTAGGAAGATTAAAAGCACAAATAAAATGTCTTGTAGACCACTAATTAAGTTTTACATTTGTAAAAGGTTGAGCAGCACGTATTCTATCATTACTACCCATATCGTATTTACTACAAAGATCTGTGGATGCGTTATACTCAGTTACAACAAAAACATGAGATATATTATTACCAGACTAACCTACACAAATTACAGCACCAGGGCGTATTGCTGCCTTGGATGTTGTTTTTATAAAACCATATTTTGGAAGATATGTGCCAACATTAAAAACAGTAATACCAGATGTAGTTGTTGTAGAAACTGGCTGATCTGTATATCCCATATTCCATAATGCACGAGCGATAAGTCTATCACAAGAAATAAAACCATCAGCACAAGGAGGAGTTGCATGGCTATCTCCATAACGATATCCGTTATTATGTGCTGTGTTATATACAGATTTTATTGCTGCGATAAAATTTGAATAAGTTAAAGCTGTAGCCATATGATTACTCCTCCTTTATTTCAGGATTGACATACATTTCAACTTTTTTATTTGAGGATAACATATTATTAAATTTCTATAATGCATTATCAACTAATAAACTAAAAGCCTCAAAAGAAATTAACTTAGCTGTAGCTGGGAAACGAGCCACGAACATATCGTACACATAACGAAGTTTAAGTTGACCTGTTCCACTGCCAAGTGCTTTTTCTGCCTAAGCAACAGCCCATAACATCCATTCTTGAATTTTCGAGAGTTGTTCACTTCGTGGCATTTTAATAAATACAATAACAAAATACGCGGCGACCGCTATCACGGCAACCGCAATTATTAATAAGTACCAATTCTAAGCTAAAAAATTAATCATCCTACCGGTTCCTCCTATTTTTGTTCTTCTTCTGGGGTAGTCTAATAATTAAGCATAGCTGTCTAATATATAATACCATTCTTCACATTCTATTTTAAAGATTTTATAGAATATATTGCAAAACTGACTACTTCTACAACAATAGCAGTTATTAACATTTGAAGAGGACCAAGATCTGTACTTAATCCAAGATTAATACTTTTTAATATAATATAAAGTGTAAAAATCTATATTACTGTACAACTTCCAAAAAGAAAGAAAATTAATAATTTTGTTGTAGTAATTTTTTTACTTTCTTTTTTAATTTCTCTTTTTTCG